ACTTTGTCTCCATCTTTTACGAACACCTTGAATTTTTTGACATCGCCCTTCATGGGTTTGTTAAGTTTAACTGTTCTACCCTGATAAGTTGCCATCTAGTTCTACCTTTTCTTGTTTTTCTAATTGTTCAGTAAGGGATTGATTTTGTGAAGAAGCATACTCAGCTTTTGCTTTTTGAAAGGCTATGACATCATCAACAGTAATTTTTAGTTTTTCTTCTCTCAACAGTGCGTTCTTATCAGCCCAATTATCTAATCGATCATTAAGAAATTTAATGTGTAAATCTTTTTCTTCGATATCTTTTCTAAGCTCTCTGTTTTCTTTCTTAGCTTTGCGTAGTAGTGCTTCTATTTCTTTTTGTGTACTCATTTTTTACCTAACACTTTACCCATTCCTCTTAAACCAAATGAACTTGCTATTGCTCCATACATAGCAAATTGAAACCACTGAGGGGTTCTTGAAAGAGCGTCAAAACCTCTTTCTGTATAGGGTTGTAATGGTGGGATAAAACACATACCTATTATAATAATAAACAAGATAGTCCACGCTTCGTCTTTCCAAGAGTCCTTAGAGCCTTTAATAGCTTCTAAGTCGTACTCTATCTCACCTTTAATCTGTTTATTTAGTAGCTCTGTCTTTGCTTTAATCTCAGTGACTTTCTGTTCAGCTTTTGCCTTCTTAGTATCTACAACACCTTTAACAACTTCACCAGCTACTCCCAGCAAGGGTTTTAATAACATTTGAAACATTATATATTCCTCATTGTATCTGCCAGTTCGTTAGCTCTATTTGGGGTTTGTTTTGCCCATCTGCTATCTAACATTTCTTCACTGGCAGATTGATAATCACACTTATTTAAGTGGTATTGAAAGTTTTTAAACTTTAATAATCGTGGCAGTCCTAGTTGAAAAGCCATATTAATAACACAGCCAAAAGCGACAGGATCAATATTTTCTTCTTTCGTGAAAGACCTTGCATCTTTAACAGCTTGATCGAAGTCTCTTTCGTAGAACTCCATAATCTTTGTATCATCATATTCTATTCCTTCCTGTAAATCGTCTGAGGGTAGTACCAAGTGTCCAACACCAAATGTAGCGTTGCCCAAGTGATCTTTATAAACTTTATTAATCTTACCTTCGTGTTTGATAATCTCTTGTTTTATTTCTTCGTACATTCTATTAGTTTCTCCAAATACCATTTAGCTTTTTCTAAATCTTCAATGCCATTCTTTTGTTTATGCCTAACGACATACTTAATGATGTTACCTTGAAAATAATCTAGTTTAAATTCTGCTATAAAATCAGATACCTGTATCTTCGTACCAATATAATATGGTGGATTTATTTTATCCTTCATAATTGTCGTACCCATCTGTTTCCTCGTTTAAGGATCATAGGTATCAAGTGTGGCACACCATTTATAATCATTCCACAACCTAGTACAGGTCTCCTAATATTAACCTTTGAGTAGGCAAATGCAAGTGAGTCTTTATCTATAAGACAGCCTACATTCATACCCCATCGAAGGTTCTCAGGACTTGACCAATACCCAATCCTAAAATCGGTATGATAATGACCTTGTATAAAATTCATGCCTATAGACATGGAAGATTTTACAGGATCTTTATTCATGTTATGGCAAAAGTAATATTCACCATATTTATCTTTAATGATTAATCTATCGTGCCAACGCCATTTTTGTTTATCGACACCTAGTATATCTGCGTAGTCCTTCACTGCAAGAGAAGGGAAACCATGATGTTTCCGTTTTCGATAGACCATACTACCATGATTACTGTGAAGTAAATCCATTTTAGGAAATAACTTCTCAATCATTTTGATCTTGTATATCCCTAGCTCTAGTTCTTTAGAGGCATTAGGTAGGTCAGGATCTGAGTCATGAAACGATAAAGCATGATAGTCAAGCTCATCGCCTATACAAACAACCCTGTCAGGTTTATATTGTTTATTAATAGCTTCTATAAAAGCAAAACTATCAGTATGACTGTATGGTTCGTGAAGGTCTGAGATTATTAAAATCTTAGACATCTTCCCCCTTATGTTGTTGTCACCTTTTTTGTTGTGCAAAAGGTCGTTACATAAACATCAGGAACAACCATTATTTTACTTGCAACTACAACAGCATCAACCTTACATTCTTGTAAAGTGTTATACATCGCTTGTTGGTTTACTTGTGTAATACAAGTTTTATCAAGTGGTACAGTGGGTGACTGAATACATAACCACATGATTAAAAAAAACTTCATTAATCACCTATGAGATAGTTCTCTATCCATATTATTTTTTCTTTGATAACAGCTATGTCTTGTTGCATGGCTGATATAGAATCTGCTTTTGTTTCAACAGCTTCTAATCTTTCACTCCACATACCCCAAGTCATCGCTAAACTTGCTACAATAACGATGTAAGGCAATACTGTTTTCATATCAAAGTTCATTTAGACCACTCTACCTTAAACTCATTTCCTTTTTGATCTTGGATAGACATCGTTTGTTTTTCTGTTCCATAGATTTTAGGTGCTAGTTTACCAGCCTTAAAGTGAACATTCTTTTGTATAATTTCTAATAGTTTAACCTTAGTCATATTTAACTTAGGATCTTTTTTTGCTTGTTCTAATAAGATATCTAAATCTTCTATTGTGTAGAGGACACTATCGTGTTTTGCTTGTAGGTATTGTTTGTTAAGCTTTTCGTCTTTGTTGATCCATTGTCTCAGTGTTGTCCAAGATACATCTAGTTCTTTGCAACATTCACGAATGGTTTGACCTCTCGCCAACATTTCAAATAAATCAGATAGAATAGACTGTTTGTATTTACTAGGTCTATTACCTTGTTTTCTTACTACTGCTGTTGTCATTATTTTACCTTTGCTGACATATTGTTTAGTGGATTGTTCAATGCCTTATTAATATTTAAGTTAAGGTTATCTTCGATGATTTTAATCTCATCAAATATTTCTCTTGTATCTTCTTTTTGTCTATCTTCTACATCATTGACTATTTCTGTAATGTGTCTGATGTCACCATTCATTTGACGCAAATCTGCTTTCATATCTGTCTTTAAATCTTTTGCTACATCTGCAACGAGGGTAATCTCATCAAGAATCATATCTAGCTCTGATTTTAAGACTGCTAATTTTTCATCATAGTGTGATAGATCAGGTGCTGTGTATTCTTCTATCTTGGCTTTCATATCCAAGTAGTCATCGTAGAATTTATATCCAGTCCAACCACCACCAATGATTGCACCTATTAAGGATAAGATTAGAAAAAACTTACCACCAGTAAACTTTATGCCTTGATACTCAATACTGGTCATTAATCATATTCTCCATCATGTTATTTTGTGCTGACTCAAACAGACCACCATACAAATCATCTATCTGCATCATGTTATAATTAGAGATATCCATGTCTGTTAAAGTGGTTTGTTGATATTCGTTAAATCCTTTTGTATCTGCTAGTTGTGCCATGACAGCTAATTTAACTGTATCAAGAGCAACTTGATCGCCACTGTCTGCAACTTTAGCTAAAATCTTTTTTGCAATTTGTTCTTTAGTTTCTTTCTGTTGAACAACCTTAACTTCTCTTTCTTCAGGTTCTTGCGTTTCTTCTACTTCTTCTGTTTCTTCTACTTCAGGTTCGTTTTCTACTTCAGGCTCAACCTCGATATCCATTTCAGCTACTTCTTCCATAGCTTCAGCAATTTCAATCTCAACTTCAGGTTCTACCTCTACCTCAAAGTCAGGTAATTCTAATTCTGCCATTTCAATCTCAGGCAGTTCAATAGATATTTCTTCGATATTTATTTCTAGAGGATCTAAGTTATCGCCAAAGTCTATTTCAATAATCTCAAAGTCAGTAGAGTCATTAATAATATCGTCAATAACATCATTAACTATATTGTTAATAATATCTTCTACTTGCTCGACCACAGTATAAGTAGCAGTTAAAACAGGATCACTAAAGATTGCTCCGTAATAACCTGTTGTATATCCAGCGTCTGTACCCCATAAAGACATCTGTGTAGTAATGTCAGTATAGTTATTAGGCTGAATGATATCTGTGTAGAGATAATCTTGTGTGCCACTAAAATCTAATTCTATTTCTTTTTCTAGTGTTTGAAAGACAGTGTTATCTTGGTCTCTAAGAGTAACTGTAATTTTAAAAATATCTTTACAATCACCATTAGTCGCTGAACAAGTAGGTACAGTAATATTACTTTGATGTGACTCGACAGTTACGCCATAGTTTATATCAAAACCTTGTTGTATTTCTTCAATCGTTAGACCACCATCAGTAATGAGACTATAAACATCACTAGTTATTGTGCCTCCACCATCAGCAACACCACGAGTATTAGCCGATCCTGTGCAGACTTCACCATCTTCTAATGTTCCTGAATAAGAACATTGTGTGGTACTAACTTTCCCACTTTGTGTCCATTCGTCTGCTGGGGTTACTAAGTTAGAAGTTTCTTCAGAATAAGAATATGCCTGTGGTAATAGCCAAAACAACGCTACCAAGAATATAGTTTTTAGCATTTGACTCCTTTACATAATCAGGTCGATCTGTAGGGTGACTATCCCAACCAGCTTGTGCTACTTCACCTATTGTTCCAAAGAACGGACAGGGAGTACCAGCCATTTCCATAGCAGAAAAGACACGAGGATCTTGACAAAGAACTGACACACCAGCAACTTTCATTCCCATACCATATAAGGCACGAGATAATTTTAATCGCTCACAGGTGATATCTGTAATAGTAGAGCCTTTTGCAAAACCAAATATTTGAGTCTGTAAAGCAACTGAACCACCTGAAGTACAAACATCTTGATTAGATATCATGACATTCGGTGCGTTAGCTGTACTAGGTGCTTTATCTACAGTGGTTGTTCCTGTTACTGTAGAACTAACAGTATTAGTATTCGCTTTTACATCTGTAATAGTCGCAACTGTTCCAAATAATAAAAGTATTACTACTAAGAGTTTCATTTACAGATACAGTCGTAATCTTCGCAACACTCACACATGATTAACCCTTTGGATATTTATCTTTTGTAGCTTTGATAGTAGTTTTCCAACCATCAACACCATTGTGATATATGTCATCTAGCTGATCTGCTATTGATGGATATTCACTTGCTCTTTTTCTCTGATACTCGTTATTGTCGTAAGCAGTTTGTAACTCAGCTTTCTTTGCTGATACTTGACTCCATGTAAAATCCTGTGTGTCTTTGTAAATAGCACTGCCATTTGCATCTGCACCAGAGATATATTTTACATTGGCTTCGTACTCAGCTTGATTGCTAGGTTCGCCATTGACTACTACTTGAGCATTTGCATCAAGAGCTTTGATTGCACTTATTATATCTGTCATTGTTTTTCTCCTTTAATTCTCATTATGCCTCTATTTCCATTAGAGTAATTTGTGATGTTCCTAAATAATATGAGTTTTGGTCACCATTATTACTTGTTCTATTTATGTAAACTATTGATGAACCTTCAACTTGTCCTTGAACCTTATATGTAGTTGTAGATGTGGTTGATGGGGAGTCTAAAAATGTAAAGACTACGGAACGAATATCAGCATCACTATTTGAGTTAGAAGCTGTTGTATTAGCGTTTCTACTTCCTATTGTTCCAGTGTTTTGTAAAAGAACAGTTGAAGAACCTCTTACTAAATTAAAACCATGTCTTTGTCCTGATTGAGCACCAGAGTTCAAATTAGCAAACACTAAAACTTTACTAGATGTTGCACTAGGTGTAATTGATGCTGATAATCCTACATCTTGCAAACTATTTCCAGTTATAGAAGTTTGACCAGTATAATTAGCAGTTACAACTTGTAAAACCTTACCTGTATCAATACCACTAGGCAAAGCACTAACAGCAGAGATTGATTGATTGTTTAATTTAATAAGTGCCATTATGCTAGTACCTCCCATTGTTGGTCTGTTTCATTCCATGTATATTCTTGTCCGTCATCTGGATAAGCAACTGGTGCTTCCCAAAGACAAGTATCTTCATCTAATGTCCAACTGTTAAAAGGTTTGGGTGGGATAAAAGCATCTCTTGCTTGATCATATGTAAAACCAATGCCAGCAAAGTTCTTTCTTATATTACCATTATAAGAAGTTTGTTTCCAAACATCTTCAGTTTTATATAAA